CCCCCCCGGGGGGCGGGGGCGGGCGCGGCGCGGGGGGCGCCCCGGCCCGGGGGCGGGGGGGCCCCGCCCCCGCCCGCCCCCCGGGGGGGGGCGGCCCGCGCCTCGATCAGGGCGCGGCGCACCTCGGCTTCGGTGCGGCCGGCGGCGATGAACTCGGCGGCACGCTCGGGGCAGCCGGCGAGCAGGCACAGTTGCGCGATCGCTTGCGCGGACTGCGCCACTTCGCGGCGGGCCTCGGCCACCAGGGCGGCGGCCTCATCCACACCGAGCGTTTCGGACGGGGTATCGGTCATGGTGGGGGTTCCTCGGAAAACGGTCGCCTTCCCGGTCGGGGCTTGGCGCGGCGGGGAAGACGGACGCCGCGCGGCAGAAAGATGTCGGTCGAACTCGGCGAGCACGGCGGGGAGCGTGGCCACCCCGTCGGCCAGCCCCGTCTCGACGGCCTGCGGGCCGAAGAAGAGCGCGGCCTCGGTCGCGCGCACCGCGTCCTCGGGCAGGCCGCGCATCGCCGCCACGTGCGCGACGAAGAGCGCGTGGAGCCGGTCCACCTCGGCCTGCAGCGCCGCGCGGGCGGCATCGTGTAGCGGCTCGTGCGGCGAGTAGTCGTTCTTGCGCTCGCCCGCGGTGATCGCGGTGTAGCGGTAGCCGTCTTGGGCGTCCTTGACCGACTGGTCGACGTGCAGCGCGATCACCCCGATCGAGCCCACGCCGCCGGTCTCGGTGACGAAGAGCCGCTCGGCGGCGCAGCCGATGGCGTAGGCCGCGGAGAAGGCGGCGTCGTTGGCCACGGCCCAGACGGGCTTCACGGCGGCCGCCTCGCGCACGCGGCGGGCGAGTTCGAAGCAGCCGCCGGTCTCGCCGCCGGGCGAGTCGATGTCGAGCACGATGCCGGCGACCGTCGGGTCGCCAAGGGCCGCCTCCAGCTGCGCGCCGATCTCGGCGTAGCTCATCAGCCCCGAGGCCGCCTCCAGCCCCAGCGTGCGCTTGACCAGGGTGCCGTGGATCGGCAGGACCGCGATCGAGCTTGACGGAAACGCCGAAGGGTTCGGGGCCCTCGGCAGCGGCGGCGCGAGTGCGACGTCCGGCGCGGCCAGATGCAGGCGCTCGGAGAGCACCGCGAGGATCACGTCGAGCTTGGCGCGCTGGACGAGCAAGGGCGTGCCAAAGAGCCGGGAGGCGAGATGGGGCAGCATCGGTGTCAGTCCTGGAGTTCGGTGTCGGGCGCAGGTGTCGGCACCAGCCTCGATGCTTGGTCGTGCCGCGGATCCGAGTCGAAGACCAGCCCCAGTTCATCGGCGCGCCGGTTGTCCGCGGCGATCTCGCGGTCGATGTCCTCGGCGTCGTAGCCGTAGGCCGAGATCGCCTCCGAGCGGCTCATCAGCCCGGCGCGGATCGCGAGCTTGAGCGCGTTGAACTCCTTCAAGGGATCGACCCACTGCCAGCCCTGCGGGATCCACTTGGCGGCCTGGTACGCGCGCCGGCGGCGCGCGGACCCCGGGTGGTTAAGCGCGCCGTACACCCCCCCCAGCTACCAACACGCCCCCCCCACCGCGCGCCAGACGAGGTGGACCCTCACCCCCCGCGGGAGGGCCTCGCAGCGGCGGCGGAACTCCAGCAGCCCCGCGCGGATGCTGGAGTAGTTCACCTGGGTGAGATCACCGGTGAGCATCTCGTAGGTGATGCCCATGCCGGCGGCCACGGCCCGGAACTGCTGGCGCATGAACTCGCCGTAGCTCGCGCCCACGTCGGCCGGCGCCGAGAACTTGATGTCCTCGCCGGGCTCCAGGATCTGCAAGGTGCCGGGTTCCAGCCCGGCGAGCGCCGCGCCCTGGGCGTCCGGCAGCCCTTCGCCCATCAGGGTGTCCTCGGGGGCGAGCCGCGTGATGAAGCCGGCGAACATCGCCGCGGTCTTCTTGCGTACCAGTTCCGCGTCGTCGTACTGGTCGAGTTCGTGCAGCTTCACCAGGGCCCGCGCAAGCCACGGCTCGCCGCGGATCTGCCCCGGGCGCAGCGGGCGGAACAGGTGGATGACCTCGGAGGCACCCACGCGCACGGTGTCGAGACCTCCCGCGGAGGCGCCCGTGCCCGACATCGGCGCCAGGTTCCCGTCGCCCGGGTGCGAGCGGTGCAGGTGGTAGGCCACGCGCCGCCCGAGCCGGTCGAACTCGATGCCGGCGCGGATGACGTGGCCCGAGGGCAGGTCGCGGTTGAGCGTCGTCGGCAGGTGCTCGGGCTCCAGCACCTGCAGTTGCAGGCCGACCGCGAGGCCGTCCTCCGGGCGGCGCCAGCGCAGGCGCACCAGCACCTCGCCGCCTTCGAGCATCGCGCGGCAGGCGAGCGCCTGCAGGCCGTAGAAGTCGGTGAGTCCTGCGGCATCGGCCTCCTCCACCCAGTCCCACCACAACGCGTGGATGGCTTCGCGCACGGCCGCATCAGTCACCATACTCTGCGGCTTGATGCCGGTGCCGATGGCGTTGGCGACGAACGCCTCGATGCCTGCGGCCGCCCAGGCGTTGCGCCGCGCGAGATCGCGGCTCTTGGCGCGCAGCTCGCCCTGGGTGGAGGCGAGCGCCGCGACCGCCCCGGGGTTGCCGACCTGCCAGGCCACGGCCCTACGGCCGCCGCCCACGCCGTCGTAGGTGGGGCTCGTGCCGAGCAGCCGGCGCTTGAGGGTATGCCACCAGCCCATCACGTCCCCTTGGTCGTGTGAATGCGGATCTGTCGCGGCGCGCCGGGCCACAGCCCCGTGGCCACGGCCTGCTCGAAGAGGTCGCGTTTCACCTGGCGAATAGCAGCTTGCAGTTCCTCCACGCTGCGGTACTCGACCGTCTTGTCGCCGAAGCTCACGCGCTTCTCGCCCTTGGCGAGTGCGGCTTGCAGGGCCTCGAGGTCGGCTTGGGTGTAGGCCATCAGCGGTAGACCACGAGGTTGATTTCGGTGGAATCGGCGAACGACGCCGCGGTGGTTGCACAGCCCACATCGACGTGCGTCGGCGTCTTCTCGTCGGCGGTCGCGCGCACGATCAGCAGCCGCTGCGTGCCGCTGTTGGTGCTGCTGCGGGCCACGCCCACCCAGCAGTAGTTCGCGTCCGGCAGCGGGCTGGCGAAGCTCACGCGGTAGCGCCCTGGGGCGAGCCGCGTGACCGAGGCGACGTTGTGCGCAGCGCGCACGACGACCTGGTTGCCCACAAACCCGAAGCACACCCAGGCGCGCGCCAGACCCGGGTGGTCGGCGCCGACCTTGACCTTGACCTCCCGCCCGATGCGGCCGGCCAAGGCGCCGATGCGCGAGGCCAGACTCATCAGACCAGGGCCCCTTCGAAGATCGCGACGAAGTCGGTGTCGGTGTCGCCCACGTCGGCCGCGGCCACGGCGCCGATGTTGCTGCGCGCCTGGGCGGCTTCAGCGGCGGTGAGGGTCTGCGCCGCGTCGAAGCGCACGCGGTGGTTGACCGCGGCAAGCAGCGCGTCCAGGCCGCTGGTGCCGTCTTGCAGCAGCTGCTGGATCTCCAGCAGCGTGTCGTAGGCGGCATCGGCCCCGCCCAGGATCTCGGCCTTGAGCGTGTCGAGCAGCGTGACGATCTTGTGCGAGGAGTAGGTGCTGCTCGTGGCGACCTGGGCGTCGTCGATCGCTCCCGAGGCCACCACCGCGGCCTTCAGCTCGTTGATGGCCGCCACCAGGCTCGACTTGTCGGTGGTGGTGAGCTGGGCGAGATTCCCGGCCTTCGCGCGGACGTCGTTGAACTCCTGCGCGACGCGGATGACCAGGCTCTCGATGCGGGTGGTCAGTGACATAGCGTCTCCTCGTCAGGACAGCCAGCGGCTCTTGATCACGCGCCGGCCGGTGTTGCGGTTGCCAGAAACACCCAGGCCACCTCGATGGGTGGCCTCGGTGATCGATTCAGTAGGTGTTTCAAGGGCTGGCGGACTGGCCAGCCCCAGTTGCCGCTCCAGTTCGCGCCAGTGGCGTTCCTCGAAGCGGTCGAGCCCTGCGGCCGCAGCAGCAGCACGGGCATACACGTAGCAGTCCAGCGCTTCGTTGCGCTCGCGCACCTTCTGCCACTCCCGCACCGGAAAGCCATTCCTGTCGCGGCGGGTGATCAGTTGCTCGGCGCAGAGCTGCTGGAGGAACTCGGCGTCGATCTTGGGCAGGTGGACGAAACCGGCCGGGTAGGTCACCGTCACGCCGTCGTCGGCCACCTCCGCGCTCTGGCGCAGGTGGTTGTAGAACTCGAGTTTGGCGAGCCCCACCGCGACCGCATACACCTTGATGCCCCGGCGCAGCTTCTTGCCCGCCTGCGAGACATCGACCGCCGTCGGTGTGCCGATCAGGGCTGCGCCCCCCATCGAACCCGTCCGCACGCCCTTGACCGCCATGACCCGCGCGTCGCGGCAGGCGCGCACGAAGGCGTAGGCCTCCTGTGTCGCAAAGCCGGTGTCCAGCGCCAAGCGGGCCAGCGGCATGGCCGCGCCCGAGGCATGGGTCCAGGTCTCGGCGAGCATCCCGCCCAGCGCCTTCCACACCGCATCCCGTGCGGTGTCGCCCATCAGCACCCGGTGCTCGATGAGCCAGGCCTCCTTGCCGCGCCCGAAGGCCCACACCGAGACCTCGATGCGGTCCTTCTGCACGTCGGCGCCGGCGGTGAGCAAGAGCCCGCCGGCGGGAATGGTGCCGATGGCATAGTCCTCGCGGCGCTCCAGCAGGCGTTGCCAGTCGGGCGCTTCGCCCTCCTCGACCCAGGTCTCGCCGAGCTCGGTGTTCTTGAAAGTCTTGATGGCAGCGGCCGATCCCGACTCTTTACTGACGGCGGCTTCCCACGCGGCGGCGATCTCGCACCAGGCGCGC